GGCGAACTGCATGAGGTAGCGGTCTGTGATGCGCTGGCGGAAGGTGAGGTCTTCCAGCGGCGGGACGGGGGTGTAGTCGTAGTCGATGGCGAGCTGGCCGGCTTTGAGCGTGTCTTTGCCGTTGGCGGCCGGGTCGAACCACGCTTCGCCACCCAGCAGGTAGCCGTTGCGCACCAGGCTGCGCAGCTTGGCGTTGACGCCGGCCAGGATGTCGCGCACCAAAGACGGGGTCATGGGCAGGTCGTTGGCCCACATGTGCGCCTCGGCCATCGTGTCGGCCAGCACCTGCGCCGTGCGGGTGTAGTTCTCGAACGCGAAGAGCTTGTCGGCGCTGCAGGTGCGCGAGCCCCAGAAGCGGAAGCCGTTCTGGTGGACGAGCGTGGTGACGTCGTGCGAGTTGAGGTAGCCGGCGTCAGTGGCAGGGTTCTGCAGATCCCAGTACACGTCGCGCGAGAGGCCCGTGACGCCGTTGACCGGGACGTTGGAGAGCGTCTTGTGCCAGCCGGTCTCGTTGTCGATCTTGGCGCGCAGGCCTGCGGCGCGGGCGGTGGCCCACAGCGTACGCTCGGCGTTGGCGGCGCTGTCCCAGCCGACGAAGTCGGGCCAGAGCACCATGAGCTCACGCGCGCCGAAGTTCTGGCGGTAGGCGACGACGTCTTCCTTGGTGTTGCAGCCGGCGGCGCTGACATAGGCGAAGGCGCGCAGCTTCTGCGCGATGCTGGCCAGCTCGGACGCAACGGGCAGCGAGTCGAGCCCGGGCACGGCGAGGATGCGCGGGGTGATTCCGAAGCGGTTGCGCGCGGCGAGCAGCGCCTTCATGCCGGTGTAGCGGCCCTGATCGTTGGTGGTGCCGATCAGGTTGCTGGTGGTCTCGCCTTCGGCTTTGCCTTCAGCCACGCGCACGACAACGGTGAGCGGACTGGTTTGGTCGGCAATGGCCTGCAGCGTGCGCGCAAGCGTGCCTTTGTCCCCGGCCTTGCCGATGGCGCCTTGCACGTCGGTGAGCAGCACGGGCGTGTCGAGCGGGAACGCGGCCGCATCCGCGTCGCTGGCCGTGCACACCACGCCGACGACGGCGGTTTCAATGGTGCGGATGGGGCGTGTGCCTTCGTTTTTCTCGATGACACGGACGCCGTGGTGGTAGTCGGTGGGCATGCATTCCTCCGGGTGGGTCCGACGATGGATCGTCCCGGTAGAATGCGGCGCGCGCGCGTGAATGTCGCGCCCGCTCTGTTGTGTACCGTGTCCCTACAACATCGCTGAGTTTCGCAGAACAACAAGAGGAGTCGAAGAAGCTATGGGAGTTCGCATCCAACTGAAATGGCTCGTCGTTGCTGCTATGTCATTGGCCTGTCAGGCAACGCAAGCGGGCGAACCAGAAGCGTGGATCGGTGGTATCCGTATAGCGGTACCCGTTGCTCCGGGCTATACGGATGTGACATCGACCCCTCGCGGAAAAATCCAAGCCGAACTCGATAATGGTCCTGAGATCCGCTTGCTCGCGGTTCAAATCAAGGAACGCGGCAAAAGCACGATTGTTGTGAAGACGGCGAGGGAGCTGGAAAGCACCACAGTTCCACGTAGCGAATATTTGGCTTCAGCGGCTCGTGTTCGAGCCAACCCGACCTTGGCAAAGGTGACGGCGACCGACCTGGACCGGCTCAAGGGGGCGCTGCAAAAGGAGGCTGCCGCCCACGGCAACACCATCGGCGACATCGTCGTTGGACCTCAAGAGCTGATCGGCCAGGAGCCTGTTATTGATGGAGCGTATGGCTATACGACGGGTCAGAAGATGCGCGTCGTCATCAATGGTCGGCAGAGGGATTTGGTATCTCTTTCATGCACGCAATTTGTCTGGGCCAAGGGTAGAGCGCTGACGATCCAACTTCATGCCGCACAGCTGGAGCAACGTGACGTGGAGTCAGCGCGGAAGGATTGCGGGGCGTATGTTCGGCAGTTTTTGCTGGCTAACTGAATGACTCAGCGCGATGCCCCGGGGGCGTGCGCGCTTCAGTCTTTTGCGGTCAGCCGTCAGGCTTACGGCGCTGGGTTCCCCGGCGTAATTGGCCACTCAAAATCCAGCGGGAAGCCTGGCAGCGAGGTCACGTCGCGCAGGGCCTGGCGGTACTGGCCGGCCAGGCGCATGCGTTCCATGTCGCCGGCGTCCATGGCCTTGTAGACGAGCGTGTCCGCGACCTTGAGCCGCCGCTCACGTTCATCACGCGCCTCGCGCTCGGCCAGGAACGCCTTGGCGTCTTTGCCATGCTTACGCACCAACGCCTGCAGGACCGCGTCGGCCGGCTTGACGTCGGGTAGATGCCATTCGTAGATGCGGGCGTTTTCGATCTGTTCGCCGGTTTCTTTATCGACCACATGGCCAACCCAAAAGTCTTTGCCGTGGATGGCGTCTGGGTACTCCTGCTGAATGCAGAAGATGAGTTCGTCGTGTGTCAGCATGGTCATTCGTTACTGGTTGCGAAGATGAACGGCGCGCAGATACAGAAGGTAGAAGGCGTTGCGCAGGCCCACCAGGACATAGGGCGCAGGAAGGTCGGCAACGCCTCCGCGCTCACCGGTGGGCACAGCGCCGAACTCGACAATGCCGCTGTTCCATTGGCACGAAGCGCCGAACGCGGCTTTGCCGTTGTTGAGCGAGGTTAGATACGTGCTCAGCCACTGCCCGGCCCAGGCCATGTAGACGTTGCCGTCGGTACCGAGAATGCCGCCACCATTGCCTGCGTGGACGGCACCTTGCGCCACAAAGTCACCCACCCCGTTGAACAAGAATGCGTTGACCTTGCCGCCAACATGGAACGAGATGAATGGCTGCGAGAGGTTGCTACCACCCGCATAGCAGTCGATCGCTGCAAGGTGGCGTTGCCCCCACTGCGTCCAGCGGATACCCATGTAGGCCGCTTGGTTACTGGGGCAATCAATCTGCAGGGCGGGCGTCCGTGAAGCGTTCCACTCGGAAAACGCGCCGCCGATGGAGTCTGTGCCGTTTGACGAGACCGTCAGCGCGCCTCTGCCGTAACCAACTCCGAAAGTGAAGCCGCCGTTTGCGATCAGCGCGCCGCCGTTTGTTGTAAGCGGATTGGGCAGGTTGCCTGTATCCCACGGCGTGGCACCGTCGAAAGAGGGGCGCGAGCAAAAGATGAACTTGCCTGACACGTAGTCGATATAGAAAGGCTGGTGCCTGTTGCTGCCATCTGCGTTGTAGCCGGAAAGGATCAGATTGCCAGTGGGGCCGGCCATAAACAGTCGCCAGATGACCGTATCGCCACCGAACTCCAGGAAGCCTCGCCCGTCGTTGTTGTACGCCGGGAGGTTGATTCCAGCACGCGTCTTGAACAGATCGGCCACGATAGCGGCCGGCGTCGCGATGTTGCCGTTGCCGTCGATGGTGCAGGCGCGTACGTACGAAGAGAACGACCCATCCTCGGCCGTGTTCCGGTCGATGATGAGATGACCGCCGCTGGAGACGATGCGGAAGCGACCGAGTTTGGTCGGTTGGTTGGTGTCTGCGAACCGCAGCTCATTCGATTGCCCAGTGAGCGTGATCGGGCCTGACACATCGCCGCCGCTGCTCGGCAGCGCGGCCTTGGCGGTATGCAGGGCGTCGACGGCCGTGTCCTTGGCATCTTTGACCGAGGCGGGCGAGGCATACCGGTCGTCGGCCTGGCCCAGCGGCACGGCGTGCTCGGGTGCCGTTGCCGCCGCCGTCGAGAAAGTCTGCCTGGCAGAGCCCCCAAGTGCAGCCTTTTTGGCGAGCTGCGTCGCCAGGTGCTTCGGCGAGACCGCCTTTGCGCTTTCCCGGCCGGCAGTCACTTCCGCGTCTGTGGCCAGCTGCACCAGGCCACTGCGTGCCTCGGTGCTCGTGCGGGCCTGCAGCGCGGCCGGCGTGACGGCGCGCTGTGCATCGGCGCCGTCGATGGTTTCCTGCGCGGTGGCGAGCTCGACGACGCCCGGGCGTTCGGTGCTGGCCGGCGGGTTGGTGAAGGCGGTATCACCAAACGACAGCGCGCTCACATCGAGCTGCTTGAAGACCATGTCGACGGCCAGGAGCAGGATGGCCACCGGTGCCTTTTCCATGATGGCCGTCTCCTGGCAGTAGGTGCCGAGCAGCACGCCGTTGTCCAGGTAGAGGCCGAAGCCGTAGGTGGTGTACTGGTCGGCGCTGTCGTCGCGGATGGTGGCGTGGAGGGTGTCAGGCGCGATGTTCTGGCCGGAGATGGTGGCGAGGCGTTTGTGCTCGTTGGGCAGCGCCTGCAGGCCTGGGTCGAAGGCGAACGGCGCGCTGGCAATGCCAACCTGGACGATCTTGCGGGCGGTGGTACCGGTGTGGTCTGCGTTGACCAGCGCGGCGCGGCCAGCGTCGGTGATGTTGATGGTGGTTCCAGCCATGTCAGACGTCAGAGAGGGAAAGGCGGGTGTACAAGGCCGGGCGAATGACTGCGGCAACGCCGATGCCGTCGGCCTTGTTGAAGCCCTGGGTGAACGTGTAGTGGGCGCGCACGGGCTTTGTGCGGTCGATCTCGGCCACGATGTCGGCCACCAGGTCAGCGGTGGGCGGGACGTCGTCTCGCTCGCTGACGGTCATGACCAGGTCAAAGGTGTACGGCTTGCCGGGCGGGGCCATCTCCCACCATTCGCGCAGGGCGATGTTGGCGCCGAACGAGGCGACCACGTCGTGCACGGCGCCGGCCGTGCCTTTCTTGCGGGCAATGGGGATGGCGGCCCGCACGCGGGCGCGTTTGATCTGCTCGGGCCAGTAGTCCTTCCAGGTATCGACGCCCAGGTGCCACGCCAGGTAAGGCAGCAGGTGCGCGGGGATTGCATCCGGGTCGATGAGGGTGCGCAGCGGCACGGGCAGATCGCTGATGACGCCGGCCACCGCCGTGGCATTGCGCTCCAGCTCGGTGGCGTTGGGCGGCAGCAGACTATTCATGTTCGGCCCCCAGCTCGACGTCCATGCCGGTGCAGTGCGGCGCCTGCGTCGGGTCCGCCCGGATATCGCCGGCTGGCGAGTGCAGATCCACAACCTGGACGCCGGCAACGTGCAACGCGGCACCGAGGCCCGACCGGGCCACCACGCGCCCCAGACGGTGGCATGCCTCAACGTATTGCGCTAGGCGCCTGCGGGCCTCGATGAGCACTATGCTGGAATCCGGGCCGGGAAACATATGCAGCGTTGCTGCAACGGTGTAAGGCAGCAGCGTGGCCGACTGCACGGTCACGTAGTCGGTTAGCGGCCGGACGTCACGCGGTCGCAACGCGTTCTTGACCTTCTCCAGCAGATCGGGCGCGGCCGTGCCGTCGCCCTCGCGCGAGAGCACGGTGATGCGGACTTCGCCCGGCTCCGGGCTGGTAGCGGATGCGTCCAGCACGCGGCCGTCGGCATCGCGGGCGTGGGAGATGTATGCACCCTCTGGCCCGGCGGTGGAGAACGACTGCGGCGCGAGCTGCACACGCAGGCGCAGATCAGTGTCGCTTTCCATCTCGGCGGGCGTTCCCATGACTGGGTCCGCCGGCTTGATGACCAGGCGGGTCACGCCAAACAGCGCGGCGATGTGGTCCAGGTCGTTGCCTTTCGCGAAGGCCAACATGATCGCGCGGGCCGCTTCATTGATGCGCTGGCGCAGCAGCAGCTCGCGGTAAGTGGATTCCTCCAGAAACTTGGTCAGCGGCTCGGATTCCAGCTCCAGAACGGCCGCGACGTCGGGTTGCCTTTCGGCCGGGTAGCGGGCGATCAAGGCCGCCTTACGTTCTGCAAGCAATGCCTCGTAGTCCAGCGTTTCCACCACATCAGGCGGCGGGAGCTGCGACAGGTCGATGATGTTGCCCATGCTCATGCCCTCCGCAGCGGCACGCTTATCGTGCTCAACGTTTCGCGGCGCGGGCCGTCCACGCGGTCGGCATCGATGTCGAGGAAGGCGTTGCCCTGCGCGTCGACCGAGAAGCGCAGCGACGAGATGCGCAGCCGCCGCTCCCAGCGCACCAGCGCGGAGACGGACGCCGACATGAGGCGCAGGCGGGTGGCGGGGTTCGTCGGCTGGTCGAGCAGCTCGGGAACGAGCGAGCCGTAATCACGCCGCATGACGCGTGAGCCGATGGGCGTAGTGAGGATGTCGCGCACGGATTGCCAGATGTGCGCGACGTCGCTGATGGCGCGGCCGGTGGTGTTGTCCATGCCGGTCATCGCGTGCCCTCGGTCCAGTTCCCACCGCGCTGCACGCTGCCGTGGCCGTGGTCGTCCAGCACGACGCCGTTGGAGGACAGCTTGCCGCCCTGGTGGGTGAGGTCTCCGCCGATGACGTTGCCGTTGTCACCGCCCTGGCCGGCAATGCCGTTCATGAATGCCAGCAGGCCCTTCACGGTGACGTTGCCATCGAAGGTGGTGTCCGGGCACTTCACCAGTACGCTGGTGGCGGCTTCCAGGAAGACGGTTTTGACGCCCTGGACTGTGAGCAGGCCGGCGGCGTGGTCGTACTTGGTTAGCGCACCGTCTGGGTAGAGGGTGACGGTTTCATTGGGCGAATGGCTCGGCACGTCGTTGGCGGCCGATGGGATGGCGCACAGGACGATGCCGTTGGAGAGGTCGCCGCTGGGGCAGAGCAGTACGACTTGCTCGCCCTTGGTGGGTGGGTTCCAGGTACGGGTGGCGCCGGCGCGGCGTTCGCACCAGGGGCGCCAGGTGGTGGTGATGCCGCCGGTGGCGATACGCACCGACGGCGGGTTGCCGTGGCGCACTTCGGCCACGGTGCCGATGCGGATCAGGTTTTCAATGAGGCGGGCGAGTTCTGCGAGGTCCATGCCTGCAGAGTGCCGTGCGCGCGCGTGGGGGTCACGGCATCCCTGTTGTGGCTCGGCGTTGTACAACAAGAGCCTGACGATCAAGAGTCTCGCCGCGCCGCCGTTTAAGGATGGAGCAATCTCACCCTAAGCAATAGGGCTTTTGAACCGCTATGCAAATTAAGACCAGTAAGCATTCGAAGCCGAAGCGTACCCGGCTGCGAAAAACACGGCGTACGTTAAAGGATTTACGAGCAGATAGCTCCAACCGGCCCAAGCCCCCGACGCCGATACAGCGGTTCCTGGCCGTACCCGCCATAGATTTCAAGTTCCTAAGTGACCACCTGAAAAACTACTTCACTGTTGGTGGTCTCTGCATTCTCGCCGGGTACCTGATAAAAAAAGGGGCGAACTACGACAAGATGGTTCCCTGGTTAGGATTCACGCTTGGTGCGGCGATCCTCGCAGGAGCGTTGCTATACGGCGTGATGAATTCAATCCAGATGGGCGGGGCGTTAATGAAGGCAAGAAAAGGCCGTCTGTGGGTCATCGCTTACAGCTCGGCGGTCGTGCTGATGAGCTTCGTTCTGGGCGCTGTCATTGCACAAGGACTCGAAAGAGTGTGACCGCGATTCATGTCGTCAGGTGGAGCAACACTAAGTCGGTGATTTGCTCGACGTCCTGTTCTTCGATGCCGAGCAGCGCGCGCGCGGGGTACTGTGCTGTCAAACCATTCTTGTTCACCTGATCCCGCAGCCCAAAGTGATGCACCGACGCAATGCGCCGCACCTTGTCGGAGAACGAGATTACGGCTGCGTGTGGGCTCGCCTCGATGCGCATGTACTTCGCCATTCGCAACCGCGTGAACATCGAGCGCCGGATGCCACCGCGTTTGTGGCGGAGCTGCGGCTTGCGCGGCTCGTAGGCGGTGCCATCCGGGTTGCGCTGCGCGGCAATGCGGGCGGACTGCCGGCGCCGTAGCTCCACTGCAATGGCGCGGGCCAACGCCCGGCGTTGCGGTGCTTCCAATTTCCCAAGTAGGCCCAGCAGGTAGGTGTCCAGCTCGTGCAGGTTGCTCACGCGGGCCTCCACGTAGACGGGTCATCGTCTTCGTTGATCGGCTCGGGGTGGTGCTGCACCTGGTAGCCCTTGCCGTCCACTTTCACTGTGACCCGTTCGGTCAGCTTCAGCTTGATGGAGATATCGACGGTGGTGTGGTTCAGGATCTCGGCCTCGAACTTGAAGGCGTCTTCCCGCTTGTCGGGGTTGGTGAAGGCGTCGGGCTGGTTGGTGCGCAGCCACGCCAGGACGGGTACGACGACGGTGTCGGAGCTGTCCGGGTAGTCGGTCACGATCAGGGTGAGCGTGTACCGGTATTCGAAGCCGAGCGAGCGCGCGCCGGTGCCGACCACGTTTCCCTCATCGACAAAGACATGCAGCGCATCCGGGTGCGCGGCCAGATATGGCACGGCGGCCGTCAAGGCCTCGCGCAGGCTGGTGGCCTTCATCATGGCGCGCTGGGCTCCCCAATGATGGTCACGCCCTGATCGCGCAACGTCTGCTGCAGGCTGCTCAGTCGCGTGGCGTCGAGGTGGCAGTCGGTGTAGTTGGCTGCGACGGTGCTGGCGACGGCAGAGAGCGCAACGCCTGCGGGGGCCGCATCAGCAGCTCCGGAATCTGGATTTGGCACGGCGCCGGCGGCGGCTGCGTCGTGCAGGCGCACAAAGCCGCGAGGGACAACGCAGGCAGCGTCAGCTTGAACGGGGACATAGCGAGGGACTTCCTTGATGATGGTGTCGCCCTTGAGGCGGATGAAGCGCTCGCGGTCGACGTACTGAGTGACGGTGACAGTGGCGCGCTGGGTGTTGTCGAGCTGCTTGCGCAGCGTGGCGGCGGTGGTCTCGGCCTGGTCGGCGCGCTGGATTGCGGCGTGGTAAGTGGCGGTGACCCACCAGGCGAGACCGGCGACGCTGGCCAGCAGCGCGACGATGACGGCGGCGCGCTTCATGCCGCGACCTCGTCTTCGGCCTGGTAGCGATCAAAGGCGCGGGCCAGCTTGACGTCGTACAGGTTGGTTTTGTACGCAGGGCCGTTGTAGAGCTGGGCGAAGGTGGCCCACTTGCTGGCCCGCAGCGCCTTGAGCATGGTGGGGTCGGCCTTCACAAAGCGCACGAACGCATCGAGCTGCGCGGCTTCGCTGGTGCGCATGGCTGACACAAAGTGCTGCACGCTTGGGTAGTCGAGCAGCTTCCAGTGAAAGCCCATGACCTGGAAGGCGCCCCAGCTTGCGGACGCGAGTGCGCAGTCTTCGTCGATCTGGATCGCGCGCGCCAGGCGCATGTGTTCACCCGCGTTGCCGACGTAGCCGCCGCGCTTGGGGTTGACCAGATTGGGGAACTGGCGGGCCAGGTCGTCGGCGTCTTTGCCGGCGCGCTGCAGCTGGCGATGCATGATGTGCCGCTCGAACAGGATGACCGGGCGGCCGTCAGGCAGGAAGCCGCTGCCCAGGCTTTCCACCTCATTGACCGCGCGCACGGCCGCCAACTGAACGTCGAGCGTTTCTGCCGCCGCCTGCAGGTCTGCGGCGGTCAGGTGGCGGACGTTGCGCGCGCCGGACTGCAGCGCTGCCATGGTCTTGGGGCCGGCAATGCCGTCGACGACCAGGCCGAAACGGATCTGTGCCACGCGCACGGCAGCGGCCGTGTCTGCGCAGTACACGGATGAATCAGGGGCATTGAAGCCGTTGGCGATCAGCAGGCGCTGCAGCTCGAGCACTGCGGCGCCGACCACGCCTTCACGCAGGATCGTCATGCGGACCTCCGAAGGATGCGAACAAACCAGCATTGCCGAGCGCCGCCCATGCGGAAGAGCTCGACGACGTTGCCGCGCACGGCATAGACGGCGACGCAGAGCACGGCGGTGATGCCGTTCTGTGCGGCGAGCGCCCAGTCATAGCGGCCGAAGAGCACGCCGATGGTGACGGCGCCGGCGAGCACGACCAGGCCGTACGCCAGGCGTGACGCCCACGGTCGATGCGCGGCGCCGGCGCGCTTGAAGAGCAGCAGGCGCAGTGCGATGAGCGCGCACAACGCGGCCTGCACGATGAAAAGCGTTTTCATGGTTGCTTGCCTCCTTTGTCTGCGCCGCCCTTGAGTGAGGCGAGGAGGCGGTCGCTGTTATCTGCCAGGCGGATGAGGGCCAGGAGCAGCTTGACCACGACGGTGGAGGCGACCAGGGCGCCCACGGCGTGGCTGACTTCAGTATTGGTGGGCAGGGCCTTGGCGATGAGCGCAGCGGCCAGTGGCGCGGACAGCAGGCCGGCGACGATGGATGCAGCCAGGAAGCCCAGCTTTTTGACGGTGCCGAGCTCGCCGCTGTTGAGCACGAACACGGCGGCGCCGGCGAAGGCGCCCAGCACGGTGCCGGGGTCGACGCCTGGCAGCAGGGACAACGCGCCCACGCCTGTGACGGCGAGGGTGGCGGTGGAGCCGGTGGAGATGGGTTCAGCCATTGGGTTCCTTGGAGGTCAATCCCAGAGCTGGACCATTTGCATGGCCGGCTGCGGGGAGATGTCGGGCATGTCGAGTTCGGTGCCGTGTGGCAGGACGGGGCCAAGGTCGGCAATACCGGGGTTGGCGGCCAGGACGGCTTCTGTGACGCCTGAGGTGCGGCCGTAGACGCGGTGGCAGATGGCGTCAACGGTGTCGCCCTGGATGGCCCGTACGCGCATCAGATGAGCTCGACGGTGGTGCGGGCGGCGCCCTGGATGTCGCTGATGGCCCAGCGGGCGTCGCGGCGCAGGTCTTCTACGCC